TCCCCCTTTGGAACCGTAAAACAGTGGCCCAGCACAACGCCCATTCCTACGGCAAAGCCTAGGGATCGCTGATTGACTTCCCAGATTGCCTCGCTCCAGGTTGTGCCGCCTGACTGCCATTTGTAAAGGTCAACCAACAGCAGCACGATGGCTGCGGTGATTAACGCGATGAAATTTGTGGCAGCAGTCCTGAATTTCATTTCACGCACCTTATGAGGATCGCCAAAGCTGACAGTATGCCGAGCAGCCATGTACTAGGCTCTGGAACGGTGTTTCCAGTGATTTGGAGTGACAAGCCGGTTGCGTTCTGCGCCCACGCAATTGGGTTATCTGCCGAAATACCAAGGTAGTAAGTCGTATGCGGGACCATCGGAATATCGAGGTGAAAAAATGGGATGTTGGAGAACCCGATCAGGCTCACTTGGTCGGATGGAGTGTATTCCAATCGCATCTCGGTCATCCACCAGTCCACAGGCTTTTGCAGCAAGGGATCGTAAAATGACAGGTACAACGATCCGGTAAATCCGGCTGGCTTATAAATATTGAGCCTGTAATCCCACAGCTCGGTGGAGTCGCCAGAATTGAATGCCTGATATATCCACTGATCATGGCCCGTGTAGACAAGCCCCGTGATCGGCTCGGCTAAATTATCAAACAATATCTCCGAGCCTTGTACCGGCAGTGCCAGAAATAGCAGGAGCAGCAACTTTTTCATAGTGTTCCGTTTGCATTTGGAGGTATCGCCCACAACACGGGCATTTCGGCGGCGAATTGGGCGGGTGTGGGTACACTTCGAAGTCCCGCCAGCACGTCTGATTCGATCTTGTAGGCAACTTCGTAGCATCTCTGCCTGAACGACTTAGCGGCAACCCCGTCAGCGGCCCATTGCGGTACCGGACTGTCAAACCATGTGATGGCCGATGAAATAGAATCGAAGTCGCGTGGTGCAACCTGGGCATCCATGTGCTGATCCAAGAGTTGCTTGAGGATCGCTTTTTGTGACCTTAAATAGCCCATCTGTTCATCAGGCGTGAGCGTGACCACAGCCCATGTTTCAGTGACCTTCGAGCCTACCAGTTTCAACGTCTGAAGCAGTCGAGTTGTGGCTGGATTGATTGTCGGCTTAACCGATGGCGTGAACGGGTAGAAGCCGTATTGAGCTAGTATATCGGCGTCCAGCGTGTGGAAGTTGCTGACGTTGGCGAAGGTCGTTGGCAACACTTGAGGTGATCCGATTTGACCGTTTTTGACTTGGCAGAATTGCATCTAGAGCCTCAAGAGTTGGGGAATGCGGTTGTTGGAACTGTGATTGTGCGGGCCACGCCTATTGTTGCTCGGAAGTCGTCGATGTAGCCTTTGAAATATCGATGGGTGGGAATTGGGAATCCGATTGTTGTCGCTGCGGTAACGCTAAAAGCGTTAGCCCCAGATGCCACTTGCGTGCCGCCGACATAGATTTTGTAGTTATTCGACGTATCTCTAGTGACTGCAACGTGATACCAAGTCCCTGCTGTGATAATAGCTGGAGAAATAACGATGTCCGTCTGCGGATAGCGCATGACACGAACCCGTCGATTCGACAGAACAATTCCAAGTCCATTAATACTGTGAATGATCGTTCTGTATGTTTCAATGTCGTCTGGCCTGACCCAGCACTCAATTGTGAAAGCAGTTCCTGTGCCTGATGGCATCCCGCCTGAAAGAGACAGGTAATCTCCAGTGCCGTCAAAGTACGCTGCTGCCCCACCAAAACAGCTTTGGGTCGTGGATATTTGTGCGCCGTCTACGGCAGTAACTGTTTTTACATTTGCCGAATTATCTGTAAAAGTCGTGCTTCCATTTGCTCCATCCATGTGTAGTAGTAAGGAGACTGAGCTAAAGTAAGGATCACTTGGAACGATACCTCCACCACCAGACTTTTTTGCATTCCTGACAATGTTGGATAGCATTAGAAATTCTGCCCTCCCACATAACCCGTCCAGCTCGTCCCCGCATCGCTCGTGAAGAAGGCGAACGTGTCGATCTTGCCAGATGTCAATGTCAGCGTTGGAGCCGTGCCGCCAGCCCATTTAATGGATGCTGGCCAAGTCACTGCCCATGCTGTGCCGTCAGCCGTCAGGATCAGTGTGAACGATCCACCGGAACCGCTTGCAGGAGGATTGGAGATCGTCAGGGTGGTGATGGCTGCGTTGAGCGAGACCGTAAAGATATTGGATATTTCGAGATTTAATGTCAGCGTTCCGGCTGAGATCGTTGGGCTGGAAATGGTTTCGCTGTAATCACGAAGTTTAGCCCGAATCAGTTCCGTGTCGAGCAGATCCTGCGGCCCCGTAAGGTTGGCGTAATTGTAGTTTGCCGTAGGGAGATAGGTTGCTGTGGCGTTTGCAGTTGTCAAATAAACCGTTAAGTTTGGCGTGCCTGTCAGGTCGGTATAATTCCCAGATGTCGCCACGTTGGCAAGAGTCGGTTTGCCTGTGATGTTCGCGTACGTTAGGTTTGCGGGCGTGAGATAGTTGCCAGATGCAGCGTATCGCCCGTCGGCATAGTCGCGTGTCAGGATTGAGTTGGCTGACCAGACTGTGACGTTGTTGAGCGTGGCCGATGAGGTTGTCAGCGTGAAATTCTGTGGGAAAAGAGCGATTTCCGTAACGTTGCCGAGGTTGTCTGTCGAGTACATGCCTGCATTCTTACTGATCTGGTAATTGGCGTAAATCGCGGTCCCGTTAGAATCCGTCTGGCCTGTGGGTAGGTTGGCAACAACGTATTGCCACCCGCCGACACAGTGGGTTCCATTGTTTGGAAACTCTTGAATAACACCTTTGTGTTGCTTGCCAAAGATTAAAGACATGTCAGGACCCCTTGAATGTCAGAGGTGCAAACAGAGTTTTCGCAACTTCGAGCGTAACTACCTCGTCGCCATTTACCGTGACGAGTCCGTTGGTCAATATCGTGACTCCTGCGCCATCGACTTGCATATCGGTCGAAATGTCGTCAATATAGTTTTTGAAGTATAATCTTGCACCACCAAAAGCAGCGACATTAAACCCGGCAGTAAAGCTAAGGTTCCCAGACCGATCCGTCCTGGCATATCTTAGGGTTGCCCCCACGACTTCAAGTTGCTCTTTACCAATGTCCATTGCCGGATCGTTGTAAGTCTGGGTATACCCAGCAACGTGTCCCCCTGCAACACTGGTAATTGGATTATATGCCAAACCAGAATATGACTCTAACAGGACGGTACTGTTGTTTTGGCCCGCTGTTGTTCGGTTGGCCCTCAGGCCAGCAACGTATCGAGCATTGCTACTTCCAAGTCCGTTGGGTATCTGGCTCACCCCGTAGGTGACGTTCGAAATCTCGATCATCCCGTTCTGAGCCGACAGCAGCCCATTGGCGTTGATCGACAGATTATCACCAACAATGACCCCGCCAAGAGTGGTGGTGGTCGCTGGCGATAAGACTGAGCCGGGGCCTTGCGGTCCCTGTACACCCATCGTCAGCACTTCGATTTGCTTATCACCAGTGACTTGGATGGTGTCGGTCGTGCCGCTGCCTGTGACCGTCACCACATCGACGCGGGTTTCCGTGACTACGACGATATCAGACACGTGTCACCTCCGGTGATACGGTCAGTGTGCCGCTCAAAAGCCGTGTGACCGCACCGCTGCCAAACAGGACTTCGAGGTCGTAAACTCCGTTGACCAGATTGGCAGTCACAGCAGGGTCAAGGCTGATTGCAATGTTTCCAGTGGTCGCGTTGGCGATGGATAGGCAAGCCGATGGGGAAGTGAGTGACAGAGTCGTGTTGGCATCCGCGTAAGATGTGCGGACCATCAACCGTGCCGTGCATCCGGCCAGGTTGACGGCGATGTTAGCGGACTTCCACTGAAGCGAACGGGCGAATGTGGCACCGGCTTCAATCTCAAGGTTGTATGTTCCGGCCATTTATTCCGCCTCCATTTCCACATCGGGTGTCTCAGTTTCCGCAGGTTCTTCCGGCTCCACAGCCTCAGCCGCCGGAACTTCCTCCAGCTCACCAAGGCCCAAAGTCGCACGCGCTTCGTTGATGGTAAAGATTCCTGCACCGACACCAGCCGTGGCGATGTCCATTAGTGCTTTTCTATCAACGGACAGCTCTTCGATCTGAGACGTGTCAAACCTCACACACAGCTCTGGATTAGGCTGCGATGTCACGCCGTCGCAGGCAATGGGAAGCGTTTGCACCAATCGAGTGAGTTCACCGGCCACCAAGTCGAGGAACGGAATCACCGCGTCCCGCCATGATGCCTTGTTAGCCTCAACCAAGTTACTGTAAGTCCTGCCTGTATCCGGCTGTTTGAGGCTCATAGGTGCCCATCCTAGCACACCACAGATGCGGGCGGTGGCTAAATCGGCCATTTCGCTGACAGATAAATCTTTGGGCGAAAAGCCCGGTGATTTGATATCCATTTCGCTAGTCCCAACGAATGGCCTGCCCACCGCTTTACCGCTCACTGCCCGTGCCAGATCAGACTGGACTTGCGAGAGTTGCAGGTCGGATAGATTGCCGACCGTTTTGAGCGACACGATCAACGATGGCACGCCGGATCGGCTCAGAACAGTCGTCTCGTATTGACCGATGATTTTGACCAGTGCCATCTCAGCAACAACAGAATCGAGCACCGAAACGCCACGCGATTGGGCATAAGATGACCGCCCCTGACGGTAGGCCAGCATCAATTCGGCGGGAACACTGTAGTTGTAAGCTCGGCCCCAATCGCTTCCCATCACTGGATATTCGATCACCTCGTTGATGCTTTCGCCCATGATCGGACGCATGATCCAGGGCGACGGGATTGGCATCAACTCAGTGACCGCATTGCCAGCGGTGTTAGTGATCACCTGCACATAAGCGTTGCCGTTATCGCATAGGCTGGCGTACAGGTGCTCCAGCACGGTCGCATCTGACTCACCCGGTGACGGACGCTGCCAGAGGTATTGCAAAGGGTGATCGACCGGCTTAAACCCGCCATCCTCGTCCCAATAGCCCACCTGCATGATGGCTTTGGTAGCGTTGCGACGCATCGCCTGTATCGCGGCCTGAACCACAGAAACCTGTGTGTAAGGGCGTGCCAGCGTCATGTAATCGTTAGATAAGCCAGTCATCATATCCACCGACCATGATGACGCGGCAATATCGGCGGTGTTGGCAGTGACGCCAGCCCTCACGGACTTGGTGAACCGGTCTCGGATGTTGTCGAACAGTGTTGCCATAGTGGTTTAGGAGACCCATCTGAACGGTTGTACTGAGGAGAGATAGCTGAACGTGTCGGCAGCAGCATCGACTTGATCGTCATGCTTGCCGGTTGGGAATGAGCACAATTCGTCGATGAAATCACGGTTCCAGTCGCCTTTTTCCAGCTCAATCGAACCGGATTCAAAAGCAGCGGCCATTGGCATAGCCCGCACTTCTTTTGAGCCTGTGGGGCGTTTGCTGATGACTCCATAACCGATCAGGTTGCGGGTATCGTGCTGGACCTGATCGACACCCGCGGAGCCGGGGTCTTGTGCCAGATGGACGATCGTTTCGCGGCCATCAGTCTCAGCAATCTGACGCTGAATTGTGCGACGGGTAGCAGGCGACCACTGCCCGCGTGAAACGTGCTTGATTCGGTAGATGTCGCCGGTCCTGCACATCCACACACCGGCAGTGTAATCACCACCACCGACCGTTGCGGCTGTGTCCCATGCTCGGCATGAGTTGGAGTTGAGTGGTATCGGCGATGGATCGATGATCCTGAACCATTCCGGTCGAAAGAAACCGCCATCACGTGGCGTGGGTGTCTGCTGATAGAGGGCTGAAAAGGCGTAGGAACCGACGGTCTTTTTGATCCGGTCGAAGTCTTCCACGGAATACCGTTCCGGCCACAGCGCCTCACCGGGCTGACGACCGATCAGGTCATCCGCTTCAGCAATGGCCGGAAGGCTGACCACATCCCACTGTTCGCCACCGTCATTGGCCTGTTCGAGCAATTGGCCAGCCAAGTCGAGAGAGTGCCAGCGTGTCATGATCAGGACGATTGCCGCACCAGGGTGAAGGCGTGTGTAGAGGTCGTTTTGAAACCAATCCATCACCCTGGCACGATAGGTGGGTGATTCGGCCTCAGCACGCGACTTCACTGGGTCATCGATAATGACCAAATCAGCACCGTAGCCTGTGACACCAGAGCCGACACCAACCGCATAAAGCCCGCCACCGTGTTCACTTGACCACTGATTCTGTTTGTTTTGGTCGTCGGAAAACTCGAAACCGAATTCCTTGGCGATCCGGCGTGTCTGACGCGAGAAAGTGCAGGCAAGAGAGTGATTGTAGGCTCCAATGATCACCCGTAAACTCTGGTCCAGCAATAACCTGTAACCAGCGTAATGGATCGTTGCCAGCTCACTCTTGCCGTGCCTGGGCGGCAAGAAGAGCATCAACCGTTTGCAATCACCGGTCGTCACCCTGTCCAGCGCCCGGCGGCATTCCGCCAAGTGTTCGGGCGACCACTGGTGTGCTGGTGTTGCCGCTTGAAGGAAGCGGTTTAGGCCCCTTGGAATTAACTGTTTTGCGTGGTGGCGTGTCGCACTCATTATCGAGACTTGCCCAGTCGATTTGGGGTTTATCGCTGATTTCGATGTTCGTCGTCACCTTGCCGTCCATCCGGTCCCAGATTGCTGACCAGTAACGGAAGTCACCTTCCAGAGCCATCTTCAGGCCCTTTTGGACCATCGCCCGTAGCAGTTCTGGCTTAGATTCCAGCTCTGCTTCGAGGGCGATCTGGAGCGGCTTTTTTGGACGACCACCGGTGTTTCCAGAGACGCCTTTGGGCCACGGTTTAAGGTTTTGGAGGTTCGGTGGCATGCGTCACTGTTTTTCCATTGGGGGTAGTGGCGGGTTCAGAAGCGTTCGGGTCGGAGTCGCACCGCCCCCTTCTGACTGGATGCCAGACGTGCCGCTGTCAGCACTTCGAACGCGTTTTGGATACGGTTGTCTGAGTGGTTCGATCTTGGCTCGCATCTCGTCATCAAGGGGCATGAGATACTTGTGCTTTGCTGACTTCGGGACATTCCGAGATCCTTCAGGCAGATTTGTTCCATAAAGGCTGTATGCTTGCCTTCGATGCATCATTCGGCCATTCACGACGACATTAGACTCACCGCCGTGCGTTCCTGTGAACGGCCATCCGCAAGCCTGGTAAATCCCGCCATGATGACCTTGCCCTGTATCTGCGTAGCTGACGACAAGCCGAATTCCTGGGCAAGCCTTTTTCAGAAACTTGATCGCAAGAGCCAAGATCTTGCTGACTTCGTTTGCGTGATTTCCGAGAGCCACCCTTGTCAATTCACAGACCTCGACAGGCTTTAAGCTGTACGGCTTGTGAATGTTCTGATTTGCTCCAAGTGAAAAATAGACACAGCCTATGAACCGTCCGCTTTCCCATGCACCAATTTTTACCGACTTCCCCGCCGGAAGGGACTTAGAGTAATGCCAATGCTCAACAGCATATTTTGCTGCCTCATGAGTGCACCAATCAAGTTTGAGTTCAGGGCGTGAAGACATGACCACACCCCGGGCATTCAGTTTTAGCCTTCTCATCAAGCCTGCCTTGATCATCAATCGAGCCAGGCTGAAAGTCGGGTGTCAGCAACTCGCTCCCCAACCCCTCCACAAGTGCGTCAATCTCGCCATCACTATACCCTGCCGCAGCCGTATCGAACTCCTCCGATTGCAACGCCCGCAAGGTCTCAGCCAGCGCCGTGGTATCCCACTCGGCCAGTTCCGCCGTCCGGTTGTCAGCGATGGCGTAAGCGGTCGCAGCCGATCCAGTGAGCGACGACTCGACCACCTTGATATCGCTCCACCCTAGTTTGACTGCGGCCATGTACCGACCGTTGCCGGATAGGATGATGCCCTTGGAGTCGATCACAATCGGGTGTTGCTGCCCAAACTTGCGAAGGCTGGCAACGATCGCGTCAATGTTCCGCTCCCCGTGCTTTCGCAGGTTCGCAGGGTCCTGAGATATCGAGCCGATGGCGACTGTCTTGATTTTCATTTGAGCTTTCGGGTCCTGCGTTTAGCCTTCTTGTCGCGTGCCTCAGCCTCAGCTTCAGAAGCCTCAGCGAAAATATCGTCGATCCGCTCGTGCTCAAGTTCTCGCTCGAAACCCGTGGAATGGCAGGCAGCACAATAGAGCCGAGACCCGCGTTTGATCCCACGGCAACGATCACACGTGGCCGGGTCCTGATCCTGTGTCTCAGGCGTCCAATCACCCTGGCCGAACACGACGCCAATCACGGCGGGTGCTTTGCGTGATTTAGTTGGGTCAACCATCTTGCGATACGTGTTGCGGCAGACGCCGAGGACTCGGCAGGCGTCTGTGTCTTTCACATTTTCGAGCAGAAGGAGAAGCGCGAAAGCACGTCGCACAACTGCTACATCCACTTTAGTGCTACGCCCGCGGTTGCCGCGGTTGCTGAGATTGCTGAGGGCAACCTTGACGCCAGAAGTGTCAACAAGCATGGTGTTCGCCTCGCGTTTTACCTATAAGGTGTGGTACGTGTTCACTTTCGGTGAAAATAAAGTCGTAAGTCATGGTGTGGTAACGAATTAAAAAATATTAATTTTGTTCACGCCTCCTGCGGGTGTGGGACTCCACCAGACTGACCGGAGGTAACGGGATCGGCCCAAGATCGGCAAGGTTGGCCTTGTCACCATGCAATGCCCGAAGCCGTGACCATTTGCGGCTCCGGTGAATTAGTTGGCATCGCCATTCCCTTTCAGTTCTCGCTCGTTCTTGCATTTGGTTGGGTCCCACTTCGGCTTGGGGTCTGGATCGGACAGGAAAACGGACGAGACTTTGGTGATGATGTCGGGGTCGTCCGTGTCCACTTGGTAGGTCACAATGTGGTTCTCCTGCCTTGCGCCGTGCAGGATCATGTTCCGAAGTGCGTGAAATGCAACCATAAATCGTGCCATCACACACCACCTGCCACGCGTGACATCATGAACTCGTGATACTTGGCAATCGCGAACGCCGATCTTTTGTCCGTTGCTCCCCTCAGCAGGTAGAGTGGATCACCCTTTTTACCGGACGGCCCGTAGATTGACTCTAAGCCAGCCCTCAGTGTCGCGTCAGTGAGTTTACCACCGGCGGTGATCCATTGACCGTAATCACGCCGAGTGTAGACGGTGAGCGGTATTTGCTCGTACTCGGCTGTAACTTTCACCATGCCGATAAACTGGCTGGTAGCATCCGATGACTTCCCGAATTGATAAGAAATAAAATCTTCAATCGCAATCTCGCAGTGCCTAGCCCATCCGGATCGCAACGTTCGGCGAAGTTCGTCGTTACAGATTTTGTCAGCCGACATGATATTTGGCAATTTGATATTGGCCGTGCCAACGATCGGGCCAATGACGCAAACGCCACTGTGCGTGCTGCCGGGGTCGATGCCGATGATAGTCATGCGTCTGCCTCCTCCACTCGACTGATCTCCCAGTCGAGATATTGCCGTGCTTTTTTAAGGTCTTGCAGCTCAGAGCCTTTGTAAGGCGCTCGCATGACATATTTAAGGATGTTGCCACGATAAAAAGTCTCGTAAGCGCAAATCTCGATTGGCTCAATGCCGCTCGGATGGCTGGTGTAGTGATTCGGATGTTTGATCGGGTCGTGTTGCGATTTCACTGATTCCATCCGTTCAAGATGATTGGTGATTTCGGCCCCGAATGCGGATGCCAGCGAGTCTAGGTGCGATGTCATGCAATCGGCCTCCAATGTGTGACAATCCAGTCCTGCGGTTCCAAGTCTTCCTCGTAGCAAACTACAGCTTGCTTGCTAGGCGACCAATGCCAGGCACCGCCCTTACTCCAGCACCAGTCCGAATATTTTTCCGGCTCCGCCTCGCGAGTAGCTAAAAGCTCGAAGCCTTCAGTGGACCTGACCACGACCAATTGGTAAGGCGGCGGCAGCGTGGCCGGATCGTCAGTAATTTCGATCCACTCGTTCATCAGATCGGCCTCCAGTGGGTTGGTGATCTGGCATCTTCGCACGAATCAGGCTCAACGGACTGATTGCAACCGCTCCAGTAGGCCAGTCTGGACTGATACCATTGCCAGCCGGTGGGGTGACTGCCATCGCGATAGCCAAACCGCTCGAAATCATTACCGCTGCCTTCGCGGATAATTACTGTCTGGCCCATCGGCGGCAGCGTGGCCGGATCGTCAGTAATTTCGATCCACACTGGCGTCATCAGGTTGTAGACCGTCAACGCCGCAGCCTTGGCCTCGCCGTGCGATAGGCTGGCGATAAAATCAAGCGGTGTCATCAACGTGCTCCTTCGATACTTCAATCGCTTTCAAACAGGCTTCTTTAGCTTCTTCGAGGCACCTGAAATCCGGCATAATCAGCTTGCTAAATTCAGTCCAGCGAACTTCTGACCTATACGTCAGATTATCGCTGTGCAGCCAGATCACGGCAATAATTTCTCCGCACCTCATTCGCCATTGGTTGCCGTCTACCGTGTACCATCGCAAATCAGTTGTTATGCCGTGCATCTTGCCGAAGCCTCCTGTAGGGGTGAAAAGTCTGCCAGTTGCGGATCGCATTGGCACATCCAAGACAGATCGCGTGCGAATTGCAACAGATCGCCATCGTTTGGCCGATCCAACACAAACCACGCCAGATTGCCACTGCGGATAAATAGTATTTCGGTCCGCTGTGATCGCAAGTCCGCGTAAGCGGTGAAACGCTCGTAACCGATCCTTCGGTCCAGTACCGATTGCAACGCTTCCCGCAACAAAACAAGCGTTTCACAGCGAAAGTGCCGGTCATTTTCCAGCGCGAATAGGCTGATCATGGAATTGTCGATAGTAATTTGTCCCGTATATCTAGTTCCAGGGTGTCCACCGCGTCTGGGTCGTTCAGCACCGCGTCCTCACCGTATCTCGCCAGTGCAGCTGCGTCATATGCCGCAGCCGCTTCCTTGGCTGTGTAGTAGCCAAAGCGATGTTTTCCATTGCCGACATGGACGCCAAACGATCGGTGCGACCTGCAATAACTGATTCCGATCGTCCCGCCGTTTCTGATCTTGTGCTGCTGGTGATGCTCAACGATCGTCCCTAGCGAACTGATCAGTTCGCCGCTCCCTGGCACCTCGGCATCAAGGTCGCGATCGTCGGGGAAGGTACTGTCAGGGTTCTCGCTTTTGTACTGGCGGACGATCGCAATTCGCTTGTCTGTCAGGGTGGCGAGGGTCAAGGTTTTCACCTCCCAATGTTTGCTGGCTTCAACATTTCCGTGGGCGATACCCTGACCGCTTTCAGTGCCATATATTGAGCCGACAATTTACGAGAATCCAAGTCGAATTCACGCCGCTTTTGTGACGAGAAATAACTGGTGTCCACGCCTTCCATCCCGGCAATGGCTCGTTTGTATTTGCGATACCCACTCCGCTGACGCTTGCAATTGTGCTCGTAGGCTTCCAGATCGGTCAGGATTTGCACCGTGCCCTTGAACGCCTTGACGGTCCATTGCAGGCCGATTCGGTGCAGTTCCTTTTCAACCATGCCCGCAAGTTGTACGTCCGGCGGCATCGCGCCGGTGTGGTCCTCGTTCGGGTCCACCATCATGATTTTCGCGACCTCATCAGATTCAATGATGTCGCCTTTGGACAGATCGGCCACAAAGTTCAAGTCTGCCACGCTGCACCTCCTGTTGATTTTTCAATTCCAGAACCGTCGAATCCGCATGGGCAAGTATTTCGTTGCCACATGCGGCCCATGCCATGCCTAGCCCCGCCATGCCATGCCTAGCCCCGCCGTGCCACGCCTAGCCACGCCGAGCCCCGCCCCGCAAATCCGCACCGATAGGCTTTCACTACCTTGTGCGGCCCATGCCATGCCTTGCCGGACCAAACCACGCCAAACCTAGCCACGCCCCGCCTAACCCTACCGTGCCGGACCGTACCGAGCCTCGCCAGACCCCGCCTTGCAAATCCGCACCAATGAATATCGCATCATCGAGTGCGGCCCATGCCACGCCTAACCCCGCCACGCCCCGCCAGACCATACCGTGCCGTGCCCCGCCAAGCCCTGCCATGCCACGCCATACCGGATCTTGCCGCGACCAGCCGGACCTCGCCGGACCATGCCCCGTTAGACAGTCTTGACCTCAGTAACCTCAAACAGCCCAAACTTAGGCCGATAGTCACCAATGCCGATGAATCGGCCTGAGGTCTCAAGAATTGATTTGAAAGTGGATACGTCCAGATCGGACAGCATCGCCTCGAAAGTGCAGTTCCACGTTGCGAACACAGGCCTGTAACGCATGATCCGAGATCGGCTGATCATCACACCGCGAACATCGCGATACTTTGGCAGTGCCCAAAAGTCATCAGCCGTAGCCTTTTTGCCTGCCGGATGGTCGTGAACCAGAGTCGGATTGTCGTTGATCAGGATAGAAGCCTTGGCAATCTGGCCTTGTTTCGATCGCTTGGCACCGGCCACGCAACAGGCTTCCAGCATCGTGCCGAGGATAACTGGCTTTTTGGCATCGTCGCAGTAAAACGAAGAATACCAGTCGATCCGTGCTAATTCGAGGTGGTCGGAATCGGTCTTATTTTTCTTGCCGCTCACAGCTTTTCGAGCCTTGGCCCACTCGGATAGTGGATCGGCACCAGCTGCACTGTGCATCAATAGGGGACGAACACCTCGGATATTGACTTTGACCGTTGAAAAATCGCTCATTGTTGAACCTTGCCTTGTTACTTAGTTACCGCAATCCTCTGCTTCCGCTCCCACACTTCCCGACGATCGACAATGACCGCCGGTGGAGCCGTGAAGCCTAACTTGACCGCACCGTCCCGAGCCTCAGCCACGATGACCGTGACCATGTATCCGTTTACCGTGATGATGATTTCTTCGTTGACGTTCCGTTTTAGCACTAGCATCGTTGCAACCTCCATGTTGTGAGTGCCGGGGGTGTATGATGCCCCCGGCGCGAGTGTGATTGGTCAACTCCCCCTGGTATCCTTGTGAGTTCGACAGGCTGATTGCCCATGAACAAACTCGAATCAACCAACTAGGAGTCAGTCAGCAGGGTGGATTTACCCCCTGACAAGCCGCCCGTTGGAATCGAACCAACGCAGGGAAATAGACCCCCTTGCCCACTGACGGCGGATGCAGCCCCGCTTATCGGTCGCTCAGTTCCCAGCCTGATCACTCTTGCCCCTCTCATGAAGGGGCGGGTGGTAAGGATTCCACCGAGCCACGACCGATACCGCCTAGAAATCGGAGCAAAGATGGCGGCTTACGGGTGCTGATCTTATGTCAACTGCTCGGGGTGGGCTGTCCAGTGCCGACCTGCCTGGGACTCCTCCACCAAAAACTCGTTCCCATCCTTGTCAGAACCAAGCGAAACGATGCGGTCGTAAGGCTGGTGATTCATTGCCGCTACGATCGCATCAGGGTCAGCGTCAGGGTCGGCAGCCAGGTTGCGCGCCAGTGCCAGTGCGGCCTCTTTGCGAGCATAGTCAAGGCCGAACTTGTACTTGCCCGCCCGTTCCGGCCAGTCGCGAACCAGCTCGGCTTCCTTCGCAAGAAATCTCAATTCGCGGTCAGCCAGAAATGTTTCGGCGGCTGTAAACAGTGGTGCTGTCAGTGTTGCGGTGGTCATGATTGCACCTCTTCAATTTCAATGGACGGCTGAAACGGTATGCGGTCGGAGGTTTTGGATTCGATCCGCCTCCATAGCCGACGTACATCGCCCATCGCCTCCGAGAGCAGTTCCTTATCAAATTCTGGCACCAAGATTGCCAGTCGGTTTCGTTGCAAACATCGCTCAAGCTCGGTTTGGAGCAGCTCTAAATCGGTGTTCAACTTACTTACCTTTCAGAATGGTGTGGTGAAAAATCCCAGGCTGGCTGCGTATGACCAGCCTGGGCGACCGTCCGTGGGGGGGGTTAGAATGGCACTCCATCAACTTCATCGTGTGGATTAAAGGCGTGGCCACTTGTGCGAGTCTGGTCAAGATGTTGTTTCATGGCCCGATCCGCATCCGTTTCAGTCACTCCACCACCTGGCCTGATCTGCATTCGACCTCTCAGGTGCGGTGCGATCTCCACAGATTTGGGAAGGTCCGATAAAGGATTGAAGCCTGTGGATCCGCCAAACGATTCACCATCGGCCAACTTCATGAAGGCAACCAAGTAAAGACTGACACCAAAGTTTTTGGTGACCTTGTATGTGGCAGGTGTCACAAGTAACTGACCGATACAACCGCCGTAGATCTCATTCCGGTTTGTAATCGGTCTGCCGTGCCTGTCGATCACCATGGGTGGCTTTGATTCGCCTGTGCTAGCTGATATTACCCAACAACCAGTTTCAGCATGGCCGGTCTTCTTGATGCCATCTTTATCCACCATCTGATCGCCATCTTTGATGGCACAGTTTGTGTGCGTTGTCAGCTTTCGCAACTGTTGTCCAAAAGCTATTTCAGAGATCCGTTGCATTTCAGCAATCAGTTCATCTGGCATCTCAGACTTAAGCAGCAAAATATTGGCCGAATAAAACAGCCTGTTTTGCTTGATCTCGTTGGCTTTTGGCTCAAAGAGATTTGGATAGCTTAGGATGCCTTGTGGCGTCCAGGTCTTGTGTCCGTATACGGATTCGGTCTTGGTTGCTGTACTCATGTCAGGTCAGGTCCTTTTGAATGCTTTTGAATACTGTTGGAAACTGTTGGAAACTGTTGAAGACTTTTAGAACACGCCACGGCCAAATCCGATTGGCCGTGGCTTCGCGGCGTCACACCAATGAAGGTGTCTGTTTGGCGATCGCCTGTTTGCATAAGGCAATCGCGTGATTGATAAAGTGCGGCTGAACGGCTGGGGCGCCATATTCAAGCCACTCTAACTGTCCGGTGAGCCAGTTCAGTTCACGACCGGATTCTGCGGCGGAGATGATTCTCAGTATCCACCTGCAGTCGTTATGCGATTCCATCGTTCGCTCAAGTCGAGACTCAAGCGTTTTTTTGATGGTCTTTTGTGTCTCGTAATTGCGAGCGGCATAATCACGCAGCTCGGCCTTGATGTTTGCTGTGTCGAGTTCGTTGATCATGGCTTGGCCTCCAATAATGCTTCTGCGGAGTCCACTTCAGATCGGAGCACGCCAAGATCACAGGCGGTCATTGCCTCGCCATCGGGCAGCGAAAGCGGGATGTGTGCCGCCCATGTGAGCGTGGTGAGCTGGTTCTTGAGGCGGATGATTGTTTCTGCCTGGCGGATCACTAGGCGGTTCGTTCGGTCCACATCTTGCATGTCAATAGTGTTCATCGTGTCAGCTCCGTTAGGAGACTGCGGAGCCGAGCGAGGGTGACGGCGGCGTGCGATATGTCGGCCATACGGTCATCGGACATAGGTGTGGATTCGATCGTGTGCAGCAGACGGTGCTCAGCCTGATAAGCGGTGTCGAGCAGTCGAGCGTTTTGCTCTTCTTTACGCTGGCGGGACGATTCAAACCGTTGTTGCAGTTCGTTGGCCATTCGCTCCCTCTCGATCCATTGGTCATCGTAATCACGCAGGCCAGCCGCCAGGCGGGCTTGGTGGTCTGCGGATAAGTCTTGATCTAACGTGCTGTTCATTGTGTTGTGCTCCGCGAAGAGTGTTACTTACTGGGCTGACTGTTTTACTTACTGACACTTAGATATTACTTTAAGAGTTCTCAGAAGTCAATACTGAGTTCTCGAAACTTTTGTTTTTTTTGTGTTTGGTCAGAGGTAGGGGTGCAAGGTAGGGGTGCAAGCTGTCCGTTTTTGTTGTAAGTCTTTATGTAGTATAGATCGGAAAAATCAGGGTAGGGGTAGGTAGGGGTGTGGTAAAAGTTCACTCACGGATGTGTGCGCGCGTGTGTGCGCGCATACCTGTGCGTGCGTACGTGTAGATGACTATACACCCCTACCTTTTTATAAAACCCCTAGTAAATAAGTATAAAACCCCTACCTTTACCCCTACCTACACCCCTACCACGACCCCTACCTGAGGTGCGAAGTTAGCCGCTAACTTTTTACAGATGTCGCACCTATAGGTAGACCTATAGGTATGATACCTGTAAACGAAAAAACACGGGTTTTACCGTGTTTTGATGGCCCGATCAACGGTTTTGGTGGTCTCAAAAAGGCGACCCGGCAGGGATCACGATCCCATCAGCCTCGTACTGGTGGTCAGATTCATCTTTGATCCGAAGGCCAATGTACCAAGTGACGTTTTGGAGCCGCCGCGAAGTCGCTCGCAGTTGCTCAACACGCTTTGTGAATAGCGGTATCGCCTTGTTCGATGCCAGCACCACCGCACCATTCGCCACGGCCCACTTTTTGTACAGCTCGTAGACCTGACTGGCTCGGATGCGGTCGGCGTCAGCATACCCCGGCTTCGGTTGTGTGGTCAGGTTCTCTGAAAAGAACTCCCCAAGCCAGTCACTCGATTCCTGGACATCCTTCCCGGCGGCCTTGATCTTATCCGGAATGGCCAGCCCGAGCGATTGGTGCTGCCTGTAGCCCTCAAGCAACCAGTTCAGGATGCCGCTTGATTCCTCTTGGTGTAACACCTTTTCATATTCAGGCTGTCGCTGTTCTTCTGGTATGGTGACGGTCCACGGCACAAACGCCAGCCTACGCCAGATTCCTGAATCCTGCCCCACAATTGACGGCATGTGGTTGGCAGCGATCGCGAATTTGTGCGTCGGGTTGAACGACCAAAAGTTTTCGTTCATTCGCCTGGCTGTGATGGAGCCATCGCCCAGGATCATTTTGATTTTGGATTCGTCCAGGGCGTCAGAAATATCAGTCTCGGATGCCAGGGCGAAACGGGCACCGTAAAGAGTGACCAGTTCCGCTGGGTGTCTGTCGCCCTTGGTTTTGGCGATAAAGCCCCGTGGCATCTTTGCGAAGTAAGTGCCCATCATCAGGCCAACGGATTCAAGGATGGTCGATTTTCCGTTTGCCCCGTCACCATAATTGACCACTGATTCGGCCAGCGTGCGACCACACAAGACAGTACCGAGCCAGCGTTGCAAAAACAGCCGAATCTCAGGATCTGGCTGAACCTGTTCCAGTGTCGCGATGAATTTCGGACACCTGGCAGACGGGTCGAAAATCACGTCTGCCTGTTTGGTGGACATGAACGCGGGGTCGTGCTCGAGCAGCTGCCCGCTGATGAGATCCAGAACGCCGTTCTTCAGGTTCAGATAATCGACCTGGGCGTCAAACTGATCAGGATAAGCCATGACCCGTTTATCGGACATCGCCATAGAAGCGGCTGATTTGATCTTGGCCATCGAGCCAAGATAAGAGTCATCGCCTGTGGCGAATTCCTTGAACAGTTCATGATGCAAGCATTGGGACTGAACCCACACACCCTTTTCTCCGTCCCACGATGCCCATATTTTCCATGATTCGATATAGCGGAATCTTTCGCCAAACGCAGCGATAACCATTTCGGCGAATTTCAAGTCAGTATAGGCTTCCTCTGGTAAAGCTGAATCGGA